AGATTGGGACGAATAAAATGCCTTTTAATATTCAAAGAACAAAAAAAGTACTAGGTACAACTAAACCTATCTACTATGCTGCTCCACAAAAGTGGACAGATGTTCTGGAAGATCGCGCAGTATTTGCAGACAGAGCAAGTGCTGAAGCTGTTATTCCAGCAGAACCATGGAATGACTGTGTGGTTACTGAAGAATAACTGCTAAATATATGCGGTTAAACTCATATCTAAGATCATGCTAGCATTTCTACTACCTCTTGCTTCCGGTATTGTGAAGCAAGCCGTTGCAAAAGTTCCTGACGATGCGGAACTAGGACAAAAACTCATCGACATCTGCCTTGCCGTTCTAGGTAAAGCAGTTAAGATGACTAAGACCACTGCGGACGACGAGCTACTTCAGAAAGTAACTGAGGCACTCAAGTCTCGCTGAAAAGAAAACTAAATACTATACACAGCCACGATTCGATCGTGGCTTTTTTATAAATATTCAAAGCAAACATTAGAGAAGAAGCAGATGGCACTTTGGGGTAGTTCTGATAATATTGTCAGCGCTGGTATCGTCACATTGACGTACGCTACCGGTGTTGTACAGGGTGAGGAGTTCAACTCCCAATTTGGACAAGTTGGCGGCGCTAAGACTGGTGACATCATTCGCTTCGGTCTCCGTGACTCCAGCGGTCTAGGTACATATTTCGGTGATGCTCCTATCATCAGTATTGCAAGTTCTACTAGACTTACTATTGGTAACACAATGGGTCTGGTTGAAAACGGACCAAGCATTGCTGGTACTGATTACTACATCAGTGAACTTCCTATTTCTTCTGTCGAAGACTTCAGCTACAGTAACAGACTAGACACCGGTAGAACGTCGGTAACCAGCGCTTTTGTTGGTAGTGCGACCACGAACTCTGAGATCGGTACTGATACAGTTGCTGTTGTAATCGGTAGTGCAGACGTTATTGTTGGTGACCGTCTGCTAAACGACAGCACTAACTTTGTAATCACTGCAATTGGCGCTACTGCAGTTACACTTGCAAGCAACATCACCGCTGGTATCGCAACCGGTGACTCCATCACATTCAGTAGACTGGTTGATGGATACGATAAAAATGTTTATGGTATCTCTACCTCTGCTGTTGCTCCTGCAATCTATGCCGATGCTATCACCCATCATGGATGGGTCGGCATCATGACTTACACTGATATGCATGGTAATCTGCGAGTCAAGTCTGAGACACTAGTCGCAGCAGGTAAGGATGCAAACGGAAGTGGTGGTATTACTACTGGCGGCAACGGCATTCCTTATCCTTCTTATGCATGATAAATGAGATTTGATGAATTGAACGAAGACAATCACCTTCTCTTTGCAATTAAACATTATGAAAATCCTCATGGTGCTACCATGGAGGACTTTGAAGAAGACCTGAAAAGGTTCAAATATATTAAGAGATTGCTTAAGAAATATTTGACTCAGGGGGATCTGAAGCATCATCTGATTTTGAATCATATTATCATATGTTTCAATGTCTTTGGTGAGGCAACTATCCCCTTGCTATTTTTTAAGATTGAGAAGGAATACTGGACTCTAATCAAAACTTTCCTAATATTTTTGAATAGAATTCCTGAATATCCTAAGACTGGATTGGATGATATTCCTCTACATGATGAATGCCACCAAATCTTAACATCAATCTGATGGATCTGAATAGAATTATAAATATTATTAGAGAAGATATGATGAATACTGATCCTGGTCGCACACAGCAGGCTGGGTTTAGTAGTAAAGCTGATGACCCTGTAGCAGGGTACGATAGCATCATGGATCTGAGAAGTAAGTATGGTAGGAAATTGAATGCATTTTACCGTAAACGCTTACAAAAACTCAAGAAAGATGATCGGAAACAATACCGAGATCAGGAGTAAGGTAGCAGTTTTAGAACAAAGAACCGACTACCAAGAAACGCTTATAGAAAAAGTTGATGCCGCTATCCAGGTAATGAAGGATGCGGTAGAAAATGTATCTAAGATGCTCGCTGTTCACAACGAAAGATTAGATCAGCACAATAAAACAGAAGAGGTCTTGATCGAGATGATCAAGTCAACTAGAAATAGTTTAGAAGCAGAAGATGTGGATCTATCCGATCGCATTGATGAGTTGAATGTCAATATTCAAGAACTTCGTAAGTTTAAGTGGGTTGCTGTTGGGGCAGGATGTGCGGTAGGGTTTATCTTAACTACTATCATATCCTTCACAACTGCTACCTTGACTTCAGATGGTCCTGCTGGTAGAATGGTTACTGGTGATCCGGTAGTCCAACGTAAATGATTGTTGACCAAAAGTATATTGGTCTGATTTCGGTAAGGTTACAAAAATTCTCCAAGAGAAAGCATAATCTATTCACCTTCAGGTGTCCCTATTGCGGAGACTCCAAGAAGAATAAGAATAGAACTAGGGGATATTTTTACCAAAACAAAACAGACTTTAATTTCAAGTGCCACAACTGTGGTAAATCCACAACCTTCACAAACTTTTTGAAGGATATGGACACTGAATTGTATGATCAATATATTTTAGAACGATATAGAGAAGGACTGACTGGAAAGGGAACTGTTGCTCCTGAACCAAAGTTTGAATTCACTAAACCAGTATTTAAGAAGGGGTTGGGAATTCCTAAGGCATCTACAAACCCTAAGGCAGAAGGATACCTTACTGCTAGGAAATTAGATCCAGACAAATTCTATTATGCTGAAAGGTATATGGAATTCGTCAACAAGTTCAAAAAAACTTACGACGTTATTGGGGAAGATCATCCTAGAATTATTATTCCTTTCTATGATGAGGAGAAGAACCTTCTAGGATTTCAGGGTAGAAGTTTGAGTGGTGAGAAACCTAAATATTTGACCACGATGCTNAGTGAGGATCATCCCAAAATTTACGGATTGGATACAGTCAATAAGAATGAAACAGTTTACATCACGGAAGGTCCCTTCGACAGNACATTCATTCGCAATGCGTGTGCTATGTGTGGAGCTGATCTTGTACTCAGCAATCTCGGTCTTCACGATTGCTGCTATATCTACGATAACGAACCACGAAATCGAGAAATCTGCAACCGAATTGCGAATACGATCGATCGTGGATACAAAGTAGTCATTTGGCCAAAGAATAATGATCACAAAGATATCAATGATATGGTGATCGCTGGACTTGATGTTCAAACTATGATAGAATCACATACCTACCAAGGTATGCGAGCAAAACTAGAATTTACTAACTGGAAAAAATGAGCAACGGAATTAGTGTTAATAAGCGAAACGGAAATATTGAGAACCTTGACCTAGATAAACTACATGTAATGGTAGAAGAATCCTGCAAAGATCTTGCGGGTGTTTCTGCTTCTCAGGTTGAGATTCAATCAGGTATTCAATTCTATGATGGAATCACCACAGAAGAAATTCAAGAAATCCTTATTAGGAGTGCTAGTGATCTTATCGATCTGGAGCATCCTAATTACCAGTTTGTCGCTGCTCGTCTTCTATTGTTTGCCCTTCGCAAGCAGTTGTACGGCAAGCGGCATGAGTTTGTAAGTCTGCATGATCACATCAAGAAGTGTGTCGATCAGGGTGTTTATGACGACGATATTCTGAATAAATATACTACTGAAGAAATTGAAAGAATCGATCAGTGGATTGATCATGATCGTGACTTTCTATTCACTTATGCAGGTCTTCGTCAAGTCGTTGATAAGTATCTGGTACAAGATCGTAGCACCGGCAACGTGTATGAATTACCACAATTCATGTACATGCTTATTGCAATGACTATCTTTGCTGAATATTCTAAAGATACTAGACTAGAGTACGTTAGACGTTACTACAATGCAATCAGTAAACACAAGATCAACATCCCAACGCCAATCATGGGCGGCGTCAGAACACCCATTCGTCAATTTGCATCTTGTGTTCTCGTTGATGTTGATGACTCCCTCGATAGCATCTTTAGCAGTGATATGGCTATTGGTCGCTACGTCGCACAAAGGGCTGGTATCGGCATTAACGCAGGTCGAATCCGTGGTATCAACAGCAAAATACGAGGCGGCGAGGTACAGCATACAGGCGTTGTCCCCTTCCTTAAAAAGTTTGAAGCAACTGTACGATGCTGCACACAAAACGGTATCCGAGGTGGTTCTGCTACAGTTCACTTTCCTATCTGGCACCAAGAGATAGAAGATATTATTGTTCTTAAGAACAACAAAGGTACAGAAGACAATCGCGTAAGAAAACTTGACTACTCCATCCAGATTTCAAAACTTTTCTATGAGCGTTTCATCCAGAATGGAGAAATTAGCTTGTTCTCACCGCATGATGTTCCAGGACTCTATGATGCTTTTGGTACTGATTCATTTGATGATCTCTATGTGGGCTATGAACAAGATGAGTCTATTCCAAGAAAAACTATCGGTGCTCAGGAACTCATTCTTGATCTCCTGAAAGAGCGTGCCGAGACTGGTCGTTTGTATCTGATGAATATCGACCACTGTAACAGTCATTCTTCCTTCAAGGATAAGGTTGAAATGAGTAACCTGTGCCAGGAGATCACACTTCCTACTGTACCNTTGAANCATATTGATGACGCGGATGGAGAAATTGCGTTGTGTATTCTGTCTGCCATTAACGTGGGTAAAGTTAAGTCNGACGAAGAGTTGGAAGATCTTTGTAACCTTTCGGTTCGAGCTTTGGAAGAGTTGATTGACTATCAGCAATACCCCGTAGTAGCAGCAGAACGGTCTACAAAGGCACGTAGATCGCTTGGAATCGGGTTCATTGGTCTTGCCCACTACCTTGCTAAACTTGGGTTCAAATACGACTCACAGGAGGCATGGGATGCCATTCACGGACTTTCTGAATCTTTCCAGTTCTACCTACTGAAAGCATCTAATGCTATCGCTAAGGAGAAGGGTGCATGTGAGTATTTTTACCGCACCAAATACGCTGATGGACTTCTCCCGATCGATACATATAAGAAGGAGGTGAATGAAATTTCCAACGTTCCTTACCAACATGATTGGGAAGGTCTGAGGAAATCAATTCAAGAGAATGGTCTTCGCCATTCAACATTATCGGCACAAATGCCTTCGGAAAGCAGTTCTGTAGTCTCAAACGCGACTAACGGAATTGAACCTCCAAGGGATTATTTGTCCGTGAAGAAGTCAAAGAAAGGTCCACTAAAGCAGATTGTTCCCCAGTATTACGCATTGAAAAACAATTACACTTTGTTGTGGGACATGGGAAGTAATAGGGGATATATCAATGTAGTCGCAGTCATGCAAAAGTTCTTCGATCAGGCAATTTCTGGTAATTGGTCCTATAACCCACAGAATTATCCAGATAATGAAGTTCCTGTGACTGTGATGGCTCAGGATTTACTTACAACCTATAAGTATGGATGGAAAACCAGTTACTATCAGAATACTTATGACAGTAAAGGCGATGAACTAGAATCGAAACCCGACGTTAAATCACTTGTATCTGAACTATTAAGCAATGCCCAGGAAGAAGAAGACTGCGAATCGTGTAAAATCTAATAACTTTAGGATCAATACACCTGCACCAAGACAAAATATGGACATCCAAGGGATGACTGTATTTAATGATGCTCAGGTTGATACTAAAAAACAATTCATGTTTTTCGGAGCACCATTAGGTGTTCAGCGATACGATTCATATAAGTATCCTGTTTTTGAGAAACTAACTCAACAACAACTATCATACTTCTGGCGTCCAGAAGAGATTTCTCTACAGAAAGATAGAGCAGATTATCAAACACTCCGCTCAGAACAGAAACACATATATACTTCTAATCTAAAGTATCAGATTCTCCTAGATTCCGTACAAGGTCGTGGACCCGGTATGGCGTTCAAACCATACTGTTCACTCCCAGAACTCGAAGGAGCAATGGGCGTGTGGGAATTCATGGAGCAGATTCATAGTAGATCGTATACCTACATTATCAAGAATGTATATTCTGATCCAAGTGAAGTCTTTGATACTATTCTAGATGATCAGCGTATTCTAGCCCGTGCTAAATCAGTAACGGAAGCATACGATGACTTCATCAATGCAGCACAGGAGTATGGTTCTAGCAATAGTTGGAAACATGCTAAGGAAGGAGTAGCAACAGCACAATCTAGTCTGTATGAACTCAAACGTAAGTTATATCGGGCCGTTGCGAATGTCAATATCTTGGAAGGCATTCGCTTCTATGTGTCTTTTGCTTGTTCTTTTGCTTTCGGCGAGCTCAAACTCATGGAAGGGTCGGCGAAAATTATTTCGCTTATTGCACGTGACGAGAACCAGCATCTCGTTCTCACGCAAAATATCCTGAATAAGTGGGCAGCAGGAGATGATCCTGATATGCTCAAGATCGCTGAAGAAGAGCAGGAAGTGGTAACACAAATGTTCAAGCAAGCGGCTGAACAGGAAAAGGAATGGGCAGACTACCTCTTTAGAGATGGTAGTATGATCGGTTTGAATGATAAACTACTCAAGAATTATGTTGAGTGGATTACTAACCGCCGCATGAAGTCGGTTGGTCTCAAACCAATCTTTGATATTCCTGCTAAGAACAATCCACTACCATGGACTGAGCACTGGATTTCTTCTAAGGGTCTTCAAGTTGCACCGCAAGAAACAGAGGTAGAAAGTTATCTCATTGGCGGTATCAAACAAGACATGAAGAAGGATACATTCGCTGGTTTCCAACTCTGAATAAATACCCCGAAAGGGGTATTTTTTTATGCGTCCACAGTCTGCGAAAGCGAAAGGACGGCGACTACAACAATGGGTACGTGACCAATTGATTGAGCACCGTGATATTCATCCAGAAGACATTGAATCTCGGTCTATGGGTGCTGGTGGAGAAGACCTTATTATGGCTAGGGATGCAAGGCAAAAGTTTCCTTATTCTATTGAGTGTAAGAACGTCGAGAAACTAAATATATGGGATGCTTATGAACAGGCATCCGCCAATTCAGGTGATTACGAACCCATCGTTTTCATGAAGAAGAACGGTAAGAAACCGTTAGTGGTAATAGACGCGGAATATTTTATTAAATGCACGCAATCAGGCATCTCGTCGAGTTGATATTGACCAGCACCGCTGGTACGGGCGTTATAGGGTTCTTACTTATCATGGTACCCACTATAGGAATATCTATTGTCCATGGAAGAACAGAAACCCGTAAAGAAGAAAGAAGAAAATTATGAATGGCACGACGAAGGAGTAGCGACTCTTGTTCGTGTTATCATCCTTGCCTGGTCTGGTGCAATTCTTACATTGAACTACGTTTCAATCCCAGGTGTTCCCCAAAAACAAATTGACCCTACCTTCATCGCATCCGTATTCACAGGCACTCTAGCTACCTTCGGCGTACAGACTGCGAAGAAGAAGGAAGAAGAAAAGAATGGAAGTACCAAGAATTCAGATACCAACAGTAAGGTCGATTGAAGTTCCAATCATACGGAACATAGAACCTCCCATCATACCAGCACAACCGGTAACTAGGACTTACGTCCTCCTATTATCCATGTGCCTGGTGGGGAGGTTCCTTCATATGAACCTATTGATGCTCCTACTCAGGAAGAATGGGAGGAGATGATTGAGGAAGATAATAAACCACAGCAGCAAGAGAAACCTGCTGCAGAAACTCCCCCATTGGAAACTAGGGAGTTGAATTTACCATCACCACCAATACCAGAACCTAAATCAGAAACAGAAACACCTGTAATTGAATTGCCTGTGGTTGGTGATATTCCTGTACCACCAAAAGAAACAGTCATCCTAGCAGGTACTACTGCTACAGCGTCCGTTGCTGCTGCACTTGCAGGTAAAGCACTACTAGAACAACTGCTAAAGGTATTCAAACCTATCGTGAAGCAGTTGTTCGTACGTGGTAAGAAGTTATTGAATAGGGATTTAACTCCTTATGAGGAACAACTTATGTTCTCGATGGAGCTTGATAAGAAGACTCGGAAGGCTTTGGTTTCGGAGGCGGCGGCGGAGAAACGACGACAGGCGGAGGAGTGGGAACAACTACAACAACGTCGGAACAAACGCTAGCGTATGGACTGTTTGGGTGGAAATGAATACCTGCCTTCATTGCCTCACCACACCGCATCAGACGCACAAGTTCAAAGTCTAGACGTGCTTTGTCTGCTTCTGCCTGTTGCCTAGCAGCCCAATTTTCTGCTGCTGCTTTACATCTTTCCTGCAAACCACCGTCTAGTGGGAATGATAGTGTAGCAGAGATACCAAAATTATTTGCCCAGTTATCTTTCTGACCTGTTCTTTCCCATTCTGTAGTGGGATCGTTATCTAGATCAGCGTACGGTTCATATGGCGACTGACCGCTTCTGGTTCCAGTAACAAATGGGGTAAGATTAAAAGTGGGTCCCTGGCATGTAACACCCCCACCATAGGAGTTGGTTACATAGGGACCCTGAAGGACTTGCACTGCCTGGTTCGTGACAGATCCAGAACTAGTTGCCTGTGGATTAGCAATTGCTGTGACTGGTGTCTCAGCAAAGGATGGGGTAGCAAAAAGGAGCGAAGCAACTACTGGGTAAAGACGGAAGTAGAATCTGTTACGGAAAACACCGTGGTTTGTCTTTGTACCGTTGTTTCTTTGATCATTCCAGGTCCAGTGTAAGTTTCTGAGAACTGAAATGGGGCTCCTTGAACGTTTATTGTATATGGTGTGTTCACGCTTGGTGAACTGGGGACGTTTATGTTTGTTCCCGTTGCCGTGTAACTCCATCCTGTTTGATAATCAATTTGATGTATAGTTTCATTCAGAGTTGTAGTCGTCTCGGTATGGCTGGTCATCGTACCGGACGTAAAGTTGGGAACGACAGGAACTGCTTGAGCAGCACCGTGCAAAACTCCCAACAGGGCACCCAATAGGATGCCTAAGGGGAGATCTCGGTTCATTAGAATACAGACAATTCGATTGTGCGCTGTCCAACTGCAGTTGTACCTGCTCCACCTGCGGTTACAGTAGGAACGCTAGTACCACTTAGAGTACCTGCTAGAGTTCCTGCATCACCAGCGAGTTGTGTGGTAGAATTACCATGCAGCACTGGAGAAGCGATCTGACCAGAAGTGACTGTTTGTGATGTCGCTGTTGCGTCAGCAGCATTCAAACTTTCGCTAAAGGAAAATGATTGACCAGCAGTATGAACATCATAAGTTCCTGCACCAGCAGTTCCACCAAATGATGTGGCGGAAATATTGGAACCAGAGACTGCATAAGAAGCTCCGATTCTATTAGTTTGAACTGCCGCACCTTGCACTGTCAATTGTACGCTGTCTGTGATTGTTGAAGTGATATCAGCAGACGCGGGAATAGCGATAAATAACGAAGAAAAAACCAATAGTAGTTTTTTCATAGTTATATTATTTGAGTCAAACGTATTTAGGCTTGACGTGCCTTTTGCCTTAGAGTATAATGAGAGACTGTGTGAGACACATAAGACTAAAACAATTTTTTATGCTGAAATTTCTTACCACAACACCGTTGTTGGTTGCGTATTGCTTCACCCCTATCTTCGCCAAAACGCTTGATAGTATTTTGGATGATATGGTTGAGGAGAATACTAAACCGGCAATTGAACAAATTCAACCAACAACTGAAGAAGTAAAAAAGAAAGCAACGACGAAGTATACCTGTCCCGCTTGCACGCCCAACGAAAAGATTGTTCTGGAGTTCTTTCAGGACTACGGGATTACAGACAAGTATGCCCTCGCTACTTTGATGGGGAACATCAAACAAGAGTCAATGTTTGTCCCAAACATTTGCGAGGGTGGTGCAAGAGTTCCATACCATCATTGCCACAGCGGTGGATATGGTCTAATTCAGTGGACAACACTTGGTCGTTATCGAGGTCTAGGCAACCACGCCAGATCAATCGGTGGCAATCCATCCACACTACAGACTCAGTTATCTTACTTGGTCACAGAGCGTGAGTGGAAACGTGCTGAATGGAAGTTCAAGACACCAGGAAAACCAATTGGATTCTATATGAATGGTGCATACACCTGGCTTGGGTGGGGTATTCATGGCGCTAGAACACACTATTCAAATCAATACGTTCATCGCTTGACGCCTGCTGGTTGATCTGTTATAATTAGTACCGAGGTCCGATAGCTCAGTGGATAGAGCAACTGCCTTCTAAGCAGTCGGTCCTTGGTTCAAATCCAAGTCGGATCGCTTTATATCTAAAACAATGAGAATTTTTCTAGACACAGCAGATACAGCAGTCATCAGAAAGCATTGGGACACTGGTCTCATTGATGGTGTAACAACAAATCCTACCTTGATGATGAAGGCAGGTAGAAATGTAGACGATGTATATCAGGAAATCAAAGACATCGGTGTAACTGATATTTCTATGGAAGTGGTCGGCAGTGGTGCCGACATGATCAACGAAGGTCTCCGTTTGCATAAAACCTTCGGTCAGTGTGCTACAATCAAGGTGCCGATGACTAGGGAAGGTCTCCTTGCCTGCCGCACATTGTTTGGTGAAGGGATCAACGTCAATGTAACATTGATCTTCTCAGCAGCACAAGCAGTTCTTGCTGCTCGTGCCGGTGCTAAGTACGTTTCACCATTCGTTGGTCGTCTTGATGACCAGTCTGTTGCTGGTCTTGAAGTGGTACGTTCTATCTCAGAACTGTATCGCATCCACGGTTGCCCTACACAGGTGCTAGCAGCATCTATCCGTAGCGTGCAGCGTGCAGTCCGTTCATGGTATAATGGTGCTCAGGTGGTCACGATGCCTCCTAAGATCTTTGATCAGATGCATGAGCACATCTTGACCAAAGCAGGTCTTGAGCAGTTTGATCATGACTGGCAGTCTGTTCAAGATTTCTTGAGCACTCAGGTTCAACGTCCTTCAGATCTTCTACAATGAAAATCAATCTCTGGTACAGCGGTCCTATGGGTCAATGGAGATGGACCCTATCCGAAGAAGGAGTAGATAATGTACAAGAGTCAGGTCAAAGACCTTTCTTACGGGATGCTATGAATGACGTAGCAAATACCGTAGAATATATCTTACAATGCAGGTACAATGATTGAGGTAGCATTTAGTTACATCACCAAGTTTTTCTACGTGGTTGTGGTGAACTGCTTTGCCTATCCTCAAAACTTGCCTTATTGTGTTCGTATAGATACATGGTTGGTACCCGATATTCAACATCATATCGGGTATCTAACCGGTGAAAAGAAACCATACGATAACGAGAAGAAGATTCTCGAAAGCATTCCTCAATAGCTCAGTTGGTAGTAGCGTCTGACTGTTAATCAGAATGTCCCTGGTTCGAGTCCAGGTTGAGGAGTTGCCTTTGTAGCTCAGTGGTAGAGCAGCGCTTTTGTAAAGCGAAGGTCGCAAGTTCAAATCTTGTCGAAGGCTTGACCAGATAATCCATTCGTGGTATAATTATCTGGTAAATATGTCGGCGTGGCGGAATTGGTAGACGCCCTGGTTTTAGGTACCAGTGTCCTTGCGACGTGAAGGTTCAAGTCCTTTCGCCGACATTGGGTTTCGACCCAAACAAACTATCTTTTTTATTATGGATCTTAATATTTCTAGCATCGTTCGTAGTCTGGTTATCGGTGCTGCTGTAGTACCTTTTTCCTTTGGTGCTATGGGATTGATGAGTGCTACTACGAAGACTCTTGAGAACGCTGCTTGGGCAACCACCCCTAACGGTGTGGACCTGACCATTGATAAACTGAAAGCAGAACTTATTACTGACTGCATCAAGTTCCTGGTGTCGAAGAACGACAGTGGACTGGAGCGTCAAGCAAAGACTGCTGTGGATAAAGTCTTCGGTGGTGATGTGAACCATCGTGAAGTTTGTGACTGGGTGATCAGCTGATCATGGTTCCCCTTCGGGGGGCTTCTTGCTCGGTTAGTTCAGCGGTAGAACATCTGCTTTACACGCAGGGTGTCGGCGGTTCGATCCCGTCACCGAGCATAAATACCCCCGGAAAATAAAGATATATGAAACCATCTAAACTTAAAAAACTTATTCAAAGACCATTGAGATTTCATCATCAAGACATTCACGAAGAAATCACTGAACTAAAAAATGAAATTGCGGACCTTAAAAATTTACTGCAAGATGTGCGGAACGGAGTTGGAAAGCTCGTCAAAGATGCAAGTATGCGGATGCCCCAATCAGGCGACGATCCTTGGTCCTAAGATTACCGCTGTAGACATGAACGAAGTGGTCATTATGCAGACGGAAGAACTAGAAGAAGATCAAAGGAAATTGCAATACCTTACTGCATCTGATCTTGAATGGCAACAGCAACGCCGTCAACGTGGTGTTCGTAAACTAGAGTACGAAGTACGCTAGTCTTTCTTGGGGAATTAGCTCAGTTGGTAGAGCGCCTGCTTTGCAAGCAGGATGTCAGGAGTTCGAGTCTCCTATTCTCCATAACGGGGCTTAGCTCAGTTTGGTAGAGCGCCGTCTTTGGGAGGCGGATGCCACAGGTTCAAATCCTGTAGCCCCGATTGGGACTTGACTTTAAGTTCCATATATACTACAATACTTTGGTAATTCACGTTCACTAATGGCTCGGAGTCCATTCTTTTCTAAGTTCAAGA